ATGTAGTGTAAAGTGACCACAAACAGGTCTGTTAGAATCGTGCCGCTAGAGTAATTAAGTGCGCCTAAAATTGTGCCTATAAATATAGTCTAAGTATACAGAATTTTACTATGGAAAGCAACCTATAACACATGGCTGAACGAACATTTGGTAACGTACTCAAGGACGTGGGACAGGGCATATTCAACCGTACCCTGGGCAGGCTGACGGGCGCGGGGATCTCAACAGATTCGCGCATAGTCAATGCCAGGGCCAAATGGTCAGGCAGGAACGACAAGCGTGATTGGCGCGTGAGGCTTCAGATACCCACGGGTGCGGACGCGCTGTACGAGGCCCTGATGGCAGACAACGATCTGCTGGCGCCCCTCAGAGATGCCAGAGGCATATTCTGGCCACTGACACCCGCTGTGGTTATACAGCACTCGGCCAACTACAATTCCTTGTCACAGACACACAGCAATTACCCGTTCCAGGCCTATCAGAATTCACAGGTGGACTCAATGAACATCATAGGCGAGTTCCCGGTCCAGAACCAACAGGACGCTCAGCACTGGGTGGCCACCGTGAACTTCCTGAGGACTGTGACCAAGATGTTTTTTGGAAACAATCCTTACCAAGATCCTGATCCACTGAAAGGCAACCCACCACCAATCCTGCACCTATCAGGATATGGAGATCACATGTTCCAGAAGGTGCCCGTGATCATAAACACATTCAACGTGGAACTAAGGCCCGGCATCGACTACATATCCACCAGACAGGACAATGTCTACCAGAGCACCGGCAGGCAGACCGCGCGTGAACTCCAGAGGCAGGGGCAGGTCAACCCGAACACAATTGACCAGACCTGGGCACCCACGCTGTCAAACATATCAGTGCTGGTCACGCCAGTGTACTCGAGGCAATCAGTCAAAGGATTCAGCCTTAGAGATTTCGCCCGTGGCAAACTGAACGGCAAGGGCCGTGACGAGATTGGATTCATCTAATGGCCAAGTACTCACAGACATCACCCTACTACCAGACAGCACAGAATTCCATCAACCTGGAGACACTCAATCCCAGACCGATCACCGCGGAGTTGGACGACCAAAGTTACACCATAGAGCGCACCTACGCCTACAGGCCGGACCTGTTGGCCTATGACCTCTACGGCACACCCAGGCTGTGGTGGGTGTTCGCACAGCGTAACCCAGACCAGATAGAGGACCCAATCTACGACTTCAGACCCGGAGTGACAATCCAGTTGCCCAAACCGGCCAACGTATCACGTGACCTGGGAGTCTAATGGCGGACAAGAGAGCAAGTAAACAGGCCAACACATTCAAGACCGGCAAGGACGGCGGTTTCGTATACGGTGGCAAACACAAGCAGATACGGGATGACATCAACAGCGCGGCCAACAACTTCCAGTCTCAGAACTTCGGCAGGATCAACAGTGAACCGCTGGACGCGGAGGACTTCTTCCAGGGCGCCACGGCGGACGATGGTTTCGCGGACGCCAAGGCTCAGGCCACAGTTGGTCCCGGAGGTTATGACAACGCTCTACACCAGTTCGCCACATACAACACCATACTGACGCTCAGCGGCATCGCCGAAGCGGAGATGGAGGAGCGCACATTCCTGTCAAATCCGGTGCACGACATCATCGCCAGGACGGGCGGCATAGGTGACGCCAACTACTCCTACGGCAGGTACCGTGTGACCACAGACAAGACAGCCTTCCCAGAGACCCGGAACAGACCCCAGGTCGAACGCAGGGAGAAACTGCTGAATGAACGAGGCAAGTTCGGCTACAAGGACAGCATAGACGTGCTGACCAAGGCACACGACATATTCTTCGAGAACATCAACATTGTCAGCACCACAGGACCCAACAGCGAGCGTGGACTGGCCAACTTCACCAAGATCGAGTTCGAACTGCACGAGCCCTATGGTTCCACCCTCACAGAGAAGATCAGGGCGGCCACTTTCGTCAATGGCTACGAGGACTTCCAGGACGCACCACTGTTGCTCACCATGGAATTCAAGGGATTCGACGAGCAGGGACAGCCGGTGCAAGTGCGCAAGGATGCCGTGACCAGGAAGTTCCCCATAGTGATTGCGCGTGTGGAGTTCGAGATCAACGAGGGCGGAACCAGATACTTCTGCGTGGCCGTTCCCGTGGGCGACGTGGCACACGATGACAGATTCAAGTTCCCCCGAGCCTCACTCAACGTGTCTGTGGATGACATCAACGAGTGGACGGAGGAGGTCTCCAAGCAGTTGGAACAGCACCAGCAGAAGGAGATAAACGACGGATTGAGGGAGATAACGGACAAGTTCGAGTTCGTGGTGGACGACGAGGTCCGCACCGCCGGCCAGTACGCCAAGACCATCAGCACCAACCTGGCAGAGACCAACGCCAGCGCATTGGTCAAATTGTATAACAAGTTGGCCGCGGGCACCAAGACACAGATAGACGTTCAGCCAAAACTCAAACTGGCCGCGGGCACGGTGGATGACAACACCAGCCTGGTCAGATATTTCGAGGACGCGGTAAGGGTGGGCGAGGGCTATCAAGCACTCACCGATGCGTTCTGGTTGACATACGCATTCATCCTCACAGGGCGTGAGGATTTCAAACCCACGCGTGTGGGCATCCTGGGGGATAATCTCAGTAGCGTTTATGCTGAATTAAGGGATTACTACCGCAGTGAACAGTTCAGGGAAGATGCCAAGAAGGCACAGTTCGTGGACTGGTTCGAGATCAAGTCGCACATGGAGACCAGATGGGATGAGTTCGACAGCATCAGGAAGGTGCACCCCAAGAGGATAATCTACAAGGCCATCCGCAAGAAGGTGCACGTGCTCAAGTTCATAAGACCAGGGATGAGTCTGGGCAACATAGATTGGAGTCAATACGTGGTCAAGAAGTACGACTACCTCTACAGTGGCACCAACGTGGACGTGCAGAACCTCAAGATACTGTACAAGGCCGCTTACTACCTGCGCAACATCAATCCCCGTGAAAAGGACAACAAGGAACAGGGCTTCGTTTCTGAGCTGGAGAAAAATCTACAATCAGTTTTTGGAAGAAACAACTATCCAGAACCAAACGCACCCATCAGGCAGGAGGTCAGCAACATCAAGGGCAGGAGTTCCATGGATCCGCTGAGGCCCAAGTCACAGCAGTTCTATGACTACATAACCAACCCGGAGACAGACATGGTCAAACTTGAGATGGAGATACTGGGTGACCCCATATACATCTGCCAAGACCAGTTCATACCCATAGACAAGAGAAGGAATCACTACAGATCCGAGACCTCCGTCAGTCCGCGGTTTGGCAGTTTCAACAGCGAATACACACAACCGCTGATACAGGTAAACTTCCGTGTGCCCGATGACATCAACGAGAACACCGGACTGATGTTCGACAAGAGGAGCACCTACTCGGAGCGACTGTGGTTCAGCGGCATATACCAGGTCACCAAGGTTGAGAGCAGGATCAACAATGGCGAATTCACGCAGACCCTGTACGGCGCGCGATTAAATAATCAAAGTGGTGAGAACAAGGGCATCAGTACGTTCAGGATCAACAGTGATGGCAAGAGATTAGTGGACGGCGCAGAGAAGGGCGATGTGAACAACAATGGAGAATATGATCCCCGACAAGAAAACAATGGAACCGGACCACAGGCATAGGATAAAAACATGGCAAACTACGGCATAGAAGGCGGATTCTCAGACACACAGGACAACACCTGGTACTTCAAGAACAAGTACAGCGTGGGGGACACAGGTCCCTACGTGGGGGTGGTCAAGAACACCATAGATCCTTTGCGAATGGGTCGACTGGGAGTGCACATTCCCGCCCTGAGTAAGACGGAAGGTGAGACCAGGTCGGACGGGGCACAAAAGATACCCGCTGAGAGCCTGATATGGTGTCAGTACCTGTCACCGTTCTACGGTGCCAAACCATTCAGGGCCACATCAAAGACCGATCCCTACAACTACCAGCAGTCACAGACCGCATACGGCATGTGGGCCATACCACCCGACGTGGACACCAACGTGTTGGTGATATTCGCCAAGGGAGAGAAGGGCAACGCCAACGCATTCTGGATAGGGTGCATACAGGAACCATTGACCAACCAACAGGTGCCGGGACTGGGAGCCACCAACAACACGGTTGCCCAATCACAAGGCGGGGACTACTCACAGAGCAAGGAAGACATTTACGGCACCACGATACTGCCGGCAGGCGAGAAGAACAAGAACATGTTTGCGGATGGCGAGACGGTTGAATCCGCGAACCAATGGAAGTATCCCATCAACACCGACCTCGCCGACCAATTGATGAAACAGGGGCTGGTGGCCGATCAGGTCAGGGGAACCACTACCAGCAGTGCGCGTAGGGAATCACCCAGCGCTGTGTTTGGCATCAACACCCCGGGCAGGATCAAGCCCGATTCCAGAACGCCCAACGTGGGCCTAGACGGCACACCACTGGCCGTGGATCGTGCTCCTGGACACAGTTTCGTCATGGACGATGGAGCCGCGGATGGCACCAACCAACTCACAAGACTGAGGACCGCTTCGGGACACCAACTGCTGATGCATGACACAGAGGGCGTGGTGTACATAGCCAATGGTTCAGGCAACGCCTGGATTGAGATGAACAGCGAGGGCAGGATAGACGTGTACTCCGGCATTGGCGGAATCAACATGAGGACGCATGGTGACTTCAACCTGCACTCGGACGCCAACATCAACATGCACGCCGCAGGCCAGATCAGGATGAGCGCCACCAACGAGATTGTCAAGTCAGCGGGCACCTACATGCTGAACCTGGGGGACAAGGGCATATTCAACAGCTCACAGAAGGGAAGCATCAGGGACTACGCCAGGGACGGATTGACTTCATTCACGGACGGACAGCAGTTGCACGGCGCGTCGGGACAGATACACCTGGCCGGATCACAGGTGCACTTCAACTCAACGGGTGCCAGTAGCACCTGGGGACCTAAGTGGCTGGACACGGACGCCGCGAGCATGACTGAGAGGCAGGAGGGCGACGTGGAGTTGGTCAAGAAGGGCATAGAGCCACTGAGACCGTTCACCAAACAGACTTCAACGACGGTGCACAGGTTCGTCACACACGAGCCCATGCCTAGGTTCCGTGGATTCACTTCAGAGGGCGCAATGCCTACGGGAGGCGCGGACAACAAGAAACGTTGGAGTCAGTTGGCCAACACACCAGGCACCGTGGAGTACACGGAATACCAACTCATGCTGTCTCCGAACGCGGACATAAGGAACGGCATTTTACAGGCGCAACTGGAGAGAGAACTGCGTGAACAAATGGGCACATCAACTGACCCTGCCAAGGCCAGGAAGATCGCGACGGATTTCATCGAGGGCTACGACGAACTATTCGGCATTAATGCCAGCAAAGTGAAATGGGACATCAAGGACAGCATCAGCAACAAGTTCAAGGGCTTCGACGTGTCTGACTCCGTGTCAGATGTGCTCAACAACCAGACCAAGAAACTGGCGGACCAGGTCATCGACACAGTGACCGGATCCAAGGTGGTGGAGCTGTTCAAGGACAACGTGTTTGTGAACCAGGCGGGGGAACTGTTCGCCCTGGGTGACACCAGCAAGATACTGTCAGGAGATTTCAAGGGCTTCGCCACAGACGCGGCCAGCAAGGCTCTGGCCAACACCGCGAAAGATTCACTTAACAAACTGGTCACTGGCAACCTAAGCAAGAAGGCCATAGGAGTGGACAAGTTTGGAAACACCATATACGAGAGGGTGGGCATACCCACCAACATCGGCGGCTTTGACATATCCGGCATCGCGGGCACGATCAACATAGGCAACATCTCCTCCCTCGCTGACATCAAGACCACGACCAACGTGTTCAAGAACGTGGTGGCTGGACAGGTCACGTCGACCATACAGCAGACGGCGATCTCCTCGATCACCAGCCAGGCCAAGGGGTTCCTGGCGGGACTGGGTGGAAGTTCGGCGAGGGAACTTGGACTACAGGGCATCAAGGCAGGTACGTTCACCAACCTGGGCGCCAAGATCGGTGCTATGAAACTGCCCGCGTTGTTCGGGGGTGGAAATGTCGCAGGGGCGTTCAACGCCGTGAAGAGTTTCTTCAGTGGTGGAAGATTCAGTGACGTGAGATTGAAGGAAGACATCAGATTGATAGGAAAGTCACCATCAGGAATCAACATCTACGAGTTTAAATACAAGCACACGTCGGGCACGTGGCAGGGTGTGATGGCACAGGAGGTGCCATGGGCCAGGACCATGACCGACACGGGATACTACATGGTTGACTACAGCAAGGTGGACGTGGAGTTCAGGAGGATACACTAATGGCGTACGGGGACAATGGATCAGACAATAATCTAAGCAACAAGACAGTGACCTTCAAGGGTTTCAGCAGTCGCGCTGACCGCCAGAACTTCAAACTGTACGACTTCGAGGTCGCAAAACAGGACCTGATCAACAGGCTTTCCGTCAGGAAGGGTGAGCGTGTGGAGAACCCCGAGTTCGGCACCATAATATACGATGCGCTGTTCGAGCCGTTCACAGAGGCCTTAAAGGACGCCATAGTGGAGGACGTCACACAGAACCTCAACGCGGATCCCAGGATCAGCACACAGGACATCACGGTCACAGAAGCGGACAAGGGCATAGCCATACAGGCCACTATCACATACGTGCCACTCAACATCACTGAGAAACTGAGGTTCAATTTCGACGAGAACTCCCTGTTACGTCTATCTTAATACACGCATATATTCTAACACATAAATATCCATACAAACAGTATGGCCACTACAGACAGACAAAATAGATTACTAGTCGCGGAGGATTGGAGGAAGATCTACCAGGCATTCCAACAGGCGGATTTCAAATCATACGACTTCGAGACCTTGAGGAGGACCATGGTGGCCTACCTCAGGGAGAACTACCCCGACGATTTCAATGACTTCGTAGAGAGTTCAGAGTATGTCGCACTGATAGATCTCATAGCCTACATAGCACAGGCCCTGAGTTTCAGGGTTGACCTCAACGCTAGGGAGAACTTCCTTGAGACAGCGGAGAGGAGAAATTCAGTACTAAGGTTGGCAAGGCTGATAAACTACAACGCCAAGAGGAATAAACCTGCCACTGGACTTTTAAAGATTGATTCAATATCCACCACACAGGACGTGCTAGATTCAACCGGCACGAACCTGGCCACGCAGACCATCATCTGGAATGACTCCGCCAATTCCAACTACAGGGAACAGTTCACTGCGATACTTAACGCCGCGAACCAGACCGGACAACTGTTTGGAAATCCCAGGGAGTCCGGATCCATAAGCGGCATAGACACAGAGGTGTACACACTGAGTTCCAACCAGACCGACCTACCGCTGTTCAAGTACACCAAATCGGTGGGAGGCATCAGCAGGCAGTTCGAGATAGTGCCTTCGACCATAAACAATTCAGATTCCATATATGAATCAGATCCAATCCCAGGCACGGGATTGACATACGTCTACAGGTCAGACGGCGCAGGTGACAGCTCAAACAACACAGGATTCTTTTTTCTTTTTAA